ATCATGATGTGGATCGACTCTGACATTGTTTTCAAGCCCGACGACTTTTTCGCTCTGCTCGAGAGCCCTCACGACGTGACGGCCGGTCTGTACATGATGGAGGACATGCAGCACTTTGCGGCCGTCCAGGACTGGGACAAGGACCACTTCGCCAAGAATGGCTCGTTCCAGTTCCTGACCCCCGCAGATATCGAGGGCGCTGCGCAGTATCTACCCGTAGCCTATAGCGGTATGGGCTGGATGGCGATTCGCAAGGGTGTCGTGGAGAGCCTGAAGTACCCATGGTTCTTCAGCCCCCTCGAGACCATTACGGATTCTATTGTGGATATGAACTCTGAGGACGTGTCATTCTGCAAGGCGCTGACGGCGGCGGGCTATCCCATCTTCGTCGACACCAAGATTCGCGTCGGTCACCAGAAGCCCCTGATTATTTAAACCTTAAATTCAGCCTTGAGCTCTTCAATGGACCTATAGTATCGTGCTAGGTCCTTGTTAAATCGCGCATCCTGCTTGGCTCCAGTCTTGACGAGCCAGGCAAGATTAGCCTTGCTGTATTTGGTCCGGGTCTGGTTTTCTGTAGGCTTGCGGACCGCGACGCGCTTTGGAGCCTTGGGGGTCGTTTCGACAGGGCGCTTGTCGATGAAGCTCAGGGCCTGCATGACCGTGTCGGCCAAGTCGTCCTTCTTCTTGTGTGAATCAAAGAATGGGACCCAGTCGGCGTTGACCTGCGTCGCCTGCACAAACTTACGGGCCCGCTCGATCGACGCCTTTTTGCGCTGCGTGTACCGTGCGCGTCCAGCACCCGCCACGTCAGGGATCTTATGGCGCGCGTCCCATATGACCACCTCGCGCCCCGGATCCTTGGTCAAAAAATACGCATGGAGCAGGTTCTCGACCGCCTTCATGCTCCGGTTCCGGTCGGGCTGTTTCTCGATCACGACCGTCTTGGCCTCGAGGACCCAGGGCCGCTCGTTCAGGTGGCGCACGAGACACGGAAACACCCCGTCGGCATGCATAGGCGGGACTCCGGAAACGTCCCAATGATGAATTCTGCGATCTACTGGATCAATCAAACACATCGCAAGATTCTTAATTCCGCAATCAATTGACAAAATCATCTATTAATAAAGATTGCCTGTTTTTTAAGTTTAATGATATGCGCGCAGAAGAAGCAGCTTGCAACCGAACGGGCGGCAGCCGTCAAGCCCGTCCAGGTCCACGTCTTGCCGACCGATCCACCCGCACAGGACCTGACCGGCCTCGTGTGTTGGTGGTGCGTCCACGCCCTTCCCCAGAAGCCCTGCATTCATTTGCCCATCAAATATGACGATAAGCGCAGAATCTTTTCAACCATAGGTAATTTCTGCTCGTGGGCGTGCGCCAAAGCGTACGCTCTCGACATGGCCACGGCGCGCTCGGGTGAGATACAGATGCTCCTGGCGACCATGCGCATGCAGTCGATGGGCAAGTTCACACCCTTGTGGCCCGCTCCAAAGCGCCAAGCGCTCAAGTGCTTTGGTGGGACCTTGACTATCGACGAGTTTCGCTCTTTTGGCGGGAAGGTCGAGCCTCCCCAAATCTTTTTTCCGTTTGAAAAGATGTACACCGCCGTACCTAGCACGAGTCACGCGGACGTTGCGCTAGCCTCGGGTCAAATTTCAGCGTCGGCGGGCGCCCGGCGCATGGCCGCAATCGAAAATGCGACCGCCGAAACGGACACGCTGAAGCTCAAGCGCACGAAACCGCTTGCCCGTTCAACGAGCAAGCTTGAGAGCGCCCTGGGAATCAGGCGGAAGGTGAAGGAATGAACGCCCGCCCGCTGAGAACCGCCTTGGCGTAAGAAGCGCAGAGCACGAAATGGATGTGCGGCCAATCGAGAGCGTCACGCTGCTCCAGCTTGATCTTCATGGGATTCTTATTGACCTCGCGCTGAAGGTGGAGATGGCTCGCTGGATCCGCCATGCCCTCCGCCAGCTCACACATGAGCCCGAGCCACAGCACGTGCTCGGTGTCCTTGGGATCAAAAGCCTTGATGAACCTGGCAGTAATCGACATTTAATAGGTTCGCCATATTTATCTTTAACGCATACACCCGCACCCGGACTTTTTGGGCTGCAGGAACGCCAGGTACAGGGCGACGCCGCCTGCGACCAAAAGGAGCGTCTTCATTCTTACTCTTCGTCAAGAGTTTCTTCTTCGTCTTCGTCTTCGTCCTCCTCCTCTGATATGTCGGCATCATCATCAAACTCGTCGCTCTCTTCCGAGTAATCGCTCTCAGAGGACTCTTCATCGGGCACGTAATCCTCGTCCGCGTCCACCTTGACGAACCCATCCTCGTGAGGCCTGAAGCCAACATCTTCCTCGCACGATGACTTGAGGAACTCGGCAATGGAATCTTCGTCAATATCATACGTATCCTCTTCATAACGCCACACGTGATCCGGCTCTTCACTCATGTATCTAATAGTATAAATAACACCATCCTTTTCTTCAATTTTGGCCAGAAGTGGAACGGGCTTGCGAGCACCCACGTCTGTCCAGACACGCACGAGTTCTCCGGTCATTGTTGAACTCGGCGTAAATAGTTTTTAACTAGAAATTACGCACTTACATCTTGGCGGCGGTCTTGGCCAGCAGAGCCAGACCGCGCGGGCCGCGCTTGGCGCCCGAGTTGGAGCGCGTCTTGCGGACTGGCTTGCCACCGAACAGGGCGGCGATGCCCATGTTGCCCATTGGGGAGGCCATCACCTTGCGTGGGCGGCCGACCGGGCGCTTCGGGGCGTAGCCCTCGTACATCTTACCGATGAAGCCGGCGCGCTTCACTGGGAGGACGCGCACACCCTTGACACGGGCGGCGTACTTGCCGCGGGCCGCGCCAGCGTTCTTGCGCTCCTTGCGGATCAGCTTGGGGCGGATCGGGCTGGGGATCGCCACGTTGCCATGGACGTACTTGACGTTCACAGTCGAGCCCTGGGGGTTCTTGTAGTACTTGGCCTTGGGGGCGTACTTCAGGCCCTTGTCCGTCTTGACGACAAACTTGCCGGTCGCCGTCTTCATGATGACGCGACGCTTCACGTTCATGAAGTTGGTGGCCTGGGGGGAGGCGGCTGGGACCTTGCGGCCCTTGCGGGCGACGCGAGCGCGGTACGCACGCTTCACTGGACCGTTCATTTGTGTTATAGTTGGCCTAGAAAATTACATCAGCTTGGCGTATGGGTTGGCGCCGAGCAGCTTCTTACCCACACGGGGGCCGCGCTTCGCGCCCGAGTTGGAGCGCGTCTTGCGGACTGGCTTGCCACCGAACAGGGCGGCGATGCCCATGTTGCCCATTGGGGAGGCCATCGCCTTGCGTGGGCGGCCGACTGGGCGCTTGGGGCCGATAGCCTTGCGGTAGACCTGGCCCGCCTTCAGGCGCATGCCGCCCTTGTTGGAGCGGACCTTGCGGACCATCTTGGGGCGGATGGCCGTTGGCACGCGGGCCTGGGAGTTCAGCAGGCTGCGCTCGGTGCCGCCTGGGCTCTTCACGAACTTGGCCTTGGGGTTGTACACGGTCGCGCCCTTGTCGGACTTGGCCAGGTACTTGCCCTCCGCAGTCATGTAGATGACGCGGCGCTTGGAGTTCAGGAACTTGGTGGCGGACTTGGGGACGGCTGGACGACCGGCTGGCATTTTGTACTATAAATGGAGAAATTAATTACACTCAGCACTTCCAGCGGTTACTGCAGGTGGTGCAGGTGACGAAAGTAGTCTGTGAGAGGGAGCGCGTCAGTAAATTGAAGAGTGATGTAATTAGATGGTTCCACGTGAAACGCACCATCGGCTCGTCCGCAGAACGAGTTTGCATCTGGTAGTAGGTCGTCTTGGTCGACTTGCACTTACCGCACTTGAACTGGCCCTCGTAGTCCTGTTCTTTGGCCCTGTTCGCCTCCATAGCCAGGTCGCGCGCCTTGAGCGCATAGGCCGCACGGGCCCACGGGCCCTCGGGCCAGAGCACCTCGGGTGGGTACCGGGCCAGATTTTTGGTCTCGAGCTCCTTTCGCAAAAGCCGCATGGCGAGCTGGGGTTGCAATTTCCATTTGAAATTCACATGATCCCCCTGGACCTCGAGCGACACTGCGACCTGCTCGGCCCGCCCGAGCTCGGCCACGAGGTGACACAGCTTGTGCTTGTAGCGCCAGCGGAACAAGCGGTTGTCCCATGAGGGCTCGTCATTCATTTGCTTGGTTTGCTGCACGGACCAATTGTAGATCGAACGCTCGGCGTTGCGGACCGTTGGACCGGTCAGGGGACCCAGGAAGGTGGCGAACTGGCGGCGCGCGTGTTCACGAAGGGCATGCTCCATTTTTGATGTGAAATGCACTGGCCGTCACGGCTCCTTGACCTGGTCAGGACATGAATTTTCGCCAGGGCCCTAGATCCTGATGTGCTTGGCATCGGCACCGGCCATCCGCTTTTTGAATTGCTCCTGGGCCAGGTCTTCACAATTTTGATCACAAATTGAGAGAACGTCACGGGTCTCCTTGTGGTGAGCCGACCACCCGGCCGAATCATCCTTGAAATTACCATACTGCTTTGCACGCTTGATTGTCTCGGTCACGTTGCAGCTCGGGTAGTGCAGAACCCGGAGCTCTTCTGGAGGGATGTCCTGGGACACTTTCCCCTTGAGAAAATGGGGACCGTGCCATTCAGCCAACCCCACGCGACCCGCACCCTTGCCGTTTCCATATGCTATGAACCGATGGGGATCAGTGTGAAACTGCCGCCCTTCCTCAAAGCAGTTGACGTAGTCCATGCGGTCCGGAGCGAGCTCTTCATTTTTCATGTGAAATACGTGAGCCTCTGGATACTTGGAAAATACCTCGGCGGGTGGTGGTCCGTACAGGAGCTCGTCAGAGTCTATATGAATTATGTATTGAATTCCATCGGCCATGGCCATGCGCTGAGCCTCCTCGAAAGCCAGCCTTTGCTTCTCGTTCCTATTTGCTGGCTCGTCCTTGGCGTCGTCCCACTTGAAGCCGAGACGGTCCTTCCAATTTCGTACTAAAATAAGTCGAGGGTCCCAGGCGGCCAGTTCTTCGGTGTCGTCATCCATGAATATGTAAAATTTATCAATAGTCTTATGATGATCAATCCACGTCTGGAATTGATGGGGATCCTTGACTAGTGACACGATGCAGACTTTGGGGCGCCTCCAATTAAGAAACAAAATTAGGGCCAGTGCAAGGGCCACGGCCAGGGCCAAGAGGACCACCTCCATATAAAAACGAGCAACATTATTTATATAAGATGTATCCCATCGTCACGTGCGAGACCAGTCGCTGTCCCGTATGGGCCCTACGCAGCGAATGATTGTCACTGCTGCGCGGAGCGCCGACTCATCAAGAGATTCAAGGTCCAGGCTCAGCGGCAAGGGATCAATCCGGTCCATATGGCGCGCTGGATTCATCGAAAATATGGCGACCTCGTCGTCGTGCGAGTTTTACATACGGGTGAACTAGGCACATCTTTTCCATGTGTAATTTGTCGCAAGGCTTTGGAGCGCAATTCTATTCAGTGGAGGGCCCATATAGGCTCGGTCTGGATCAGGAGCACGGACCCGGACGTACCGCCGTCCCGACCGACAGCCAAGCAGATCACCAAGTTGGGCTTCAGGAAACTTTTACCTTGAGCAATAGTAATATGAATTGGCCAGTGTCAATTCTACTCGGCGTGTTGATCGCGTGGGTGATCATATGGATTATGAACAGGTCTGTGTCGACCTTTAACGAAGGTCTCGGGGATCGGCTTCCAGCCGCCGAGGTTGCGCCGCCTCCACCGGGCCCACCACCGATGGATGCACTCGAGGCGGTCATGAACGCCAAGGAGCCTCCTTTCAAACGAATTCAAATAGAAGGGACGGATGCTCTGCTCGTGGCGGTCGGTCTCGAGGAATGGCGTCCACGTGGTAGTATTATGGATGGCGCACCCCCAGGATCGATGGCACAGTGGCTCAAGACTCATGAGATGGGACCCACACCAGCAGGTCCCAAGGAACCCAAGGCGGTCGAGCGCGACCAAGGTGAAAGCATGGGAGGCGCAGCTCCACCACCCGGGATGTGGACTGGTGGCGGGTTCAGTGGCGCCGGTATGGGCATGACCCCGCAGTCGTTTGATGGATTTGCAGGCGGATTCGGGGGCGGGGGCGGTGGTGGCCTTCCCCCCTCGCCGGGGGGCGCAGGTCTCCCTCCAGCACCACCTCCAGGGCTC